AGACAGTTCCAACTATCACACTTTCCCATTTAACACCAGATCAGCGCAGAGCTTACATAATTGCAGATAATCAGCTGGCTTTAAATTCTAGTTGGGACGATGACATATTGAAACATGAACTAGAGGCATTAATGGAAAATGGCTTCGATTTATCTGTTTTAGGTTGGGGTGAAGATGTACCAACCTTTGCAGATGAGCCAGACTACGGATCACTAGATGATTTTGATGATCCTACAAGTGAATTAGCAAACGATGTAATGAAGGCAATACAGATAGAGTTTAGACCAGAAGATTATGAAGAGGCAAAAGAAGTAGTAGCTGATGCAAGAAAAAAAGGAGTCTACATAGGCCAAGAGCTAATTAAAGCGCTTAAGGCTTTAAGCTAATGAAACTAACTAAAACTGAATTAAACGGAGTCAAATTTTATTACAGAGAAGGATATTCTGATATAAAGACTTTTGTAGAAGTGCTTTCTAATCAATCGTACCTAAAAAAAGGTATGGCAGTTCTTAATAATGAAACTTGGCTCGATTGCGGTGGTAACGTAGGTGCATTTTCACTATTAGCAGCATCAAAAGGTGCAAGCGTGATTACATACGAGCCAGACCCATTCAACTGCGATTTAATCGAAAAAAATGCAAAATTAAATGGTTTTCAGAATGCAATAACAATTAAACAAGCTGCATTAGTGCATGATTTTAGGAAAGATACAACACTTTCAATAGCCCAAAATGGCAATGTCTGGCGCAATACCATAATGAAAAAGAAGAGTAACAAGGCTATAAAAGTACCTTGTCTCAACTTTGATGAACAAGCTGTATTAGCTGATAACTGCAAGATGGACATAGAGGGCGCTGAAATACCAATACTTACACACACAAAAAGTATCTTTAATAAGCTGGTTTATGAATGGAGTTTTGATATAGACCCAATGCTACCAAAGATATGGAAGGTTATAGAAAAGCAAAAGCTGAAGTACAAAGTAGAAGCACCATACAAGACAATCCATTATGAAGATAGGGATATACAGATGTGGGGTGAGAGCTGGTTCCCACCTTGCATAATGGTTTATTGTTTTAAAAGATGAAATTACCTGAATTAATCCTGAAGCCTGTAACTTCTCCTTTGAAAATTGGTGATAGTGTAGGTGGTTTTGAGCCTAATATTTTTGAAGATTGCATTTTAATAGACCCAGATGGTACTCCTGTGGGCATGTTTATAAAAACTCTGCCAGACGATTTACAAAACCTTGTGAATATAGCTGATAGAGAAATACATACGAAGCGTGTACCTAAATCAGAAATGAAAAGGTCTAGCGGCCTACATAATAAAAAAGCCGAAGTATTGCAGTATTCAACTATCTTAGGTTCTTGTCCACCTAAACCACACATGAGAAGGCCATACGCCTCTAGGTCATCTGTACATTCAGTGAAGTCTGCTAATACTTTTGTAAAAGCTATGTATGCAGCGGGTATCAAATCTTTTGAAATAGTAAAAAAATATATTCCAACAGTTGCTGAAAATCATTTATTTAAAATCAAGCAAAGAATACCTGATAACTGGCGTTTCGCTAATAATTTCAGTTCTACTATCTCGAATTGCAACATATCCGCACCAGTTCACCAAGACCACGCCAATGTAAAAGGTGCTATAAATATGATAATTACTAAAAGGCGTAACAGTAAGGGAGGTAACTTACACGTACCTGATTACAATGCCACGTTTGACCAGACCGATAACTCATTATTGGTATATCCAGCTTGGCGTAATAGGCACGGAGTTACACCAATTATTCCCACCCATCAGGGAGGCTATAGAAATTCTCATGTTTGGTACGCGCTTGATTCCTTTCACAATCTAGAAAAATAGTGAAAAAAAAGAAGGCTACACAGTCAGAAAAAGATTATAGAACTTTCAAGATCGCAGCGTTTCTTGCACGTGGTGTAACGCGCTCAGAAATCATAAAATATACCGCGGCTGAGTGGGGGGTGAAGCTTAGACAGACAGAGCAGTACATCGCAGACGCCCGTATCATTCTCAAGAAAGATTTTGACATCGACAGAAGGCAGTTTACCGCGGATGTTTTAAGTCAGCTTTCTACCCTACAAAAAGAGGCAAGAAACAATGGACAATTACACGTGGCTTTGGGTTGTATTAACGCTATGGCAAAGATTGCACAAATTACAACATGAGTATCTTAACCAGAGAAGGATCAGTATTAGATATTGCAGGCACTAGTGGAGTTTCGATTGATATAAAACAACTTTTGGCAAATATTAGAAATGATCTTCACGAACCACAAAGAGAGTTCTTTGATAACAGCAATACTGAAATACTAGGACTATCAGCTGGTTATGGTGCGGGTAAAACTAGAGCGCTTTGTGCAGTATGTGTGAAACTAGCAGCACTTAACGTAGGATTTACAGGCGCAGTAATGGAGCCTACTGGTTCATTGATTCGAGATATTTGGCAAAATGACTTTGAACAGTTCTTGGAACATTATGAAATACCTTACTCATACAGGGCTAGTCCATTACCTGAGTACATATTGCATCTACCAGACGGAGATACAAAGATACTTTGTAGAAGCTTTGAAAACTGGTCACGCATAATCGGTTTAAATTTGGCTTTTGTGTTGGCAGATGAAATAGACACTGTAGCCCCATCTGTATGTGATAGGGCATTTCCAAAAATTCTTGGTAGGCTAAGGTCGGGTAATGTGAGACAGTTTTGTGCAGCAAGCACACCAGAGGGTTTCAGATGGATGTGGAATACATTCGGATCAGAGACAGCGAAGGAAAGAACAGATCGAAAGCTTATAAGAATGAGAACGCAAGATAATCCACATTTACCAGAAGATTTTATAGAGCGAATGCAAGCAAACTACGACCCTAGTATGTTGCAGGCTTATCTTAATGGAGAGTTCACCAACCTCACAACTGGTCAGGTATATGACAGATTCGTAAGAAAAGATAACATTGTTGATACTATTCCAAGTATTCAGATGGAGCCATTAAGGATAGGGGTAGACTTTAATATTGGAAATATGAGCGCAGTAATAGGAATTAAATTAGGGGAAAAATTGTTAATAATTGATGAGATTGTGTCAGCACATGATACAGACGCACTTGCACAGGAAATACACCGTAGATATCCTTCAAATAAGATTTACGTCTACCCAGATGCATCGGGTGGCAATCGTAGTACTAATGCAGCAAAAACAGACATACAGATTCTTGAATCCTATGGCTTTATTAATCTTTCAGCCAAAAGCAACCCAGCAATCAGAGATAGGGTTTCTGCCGTACAGGGTTTGTTATGCAACGGAAAAGGGCAAGTACGTTTACAAATTAATGCCAGTTGCAGACGTATGATTGAGTGTCTTGAACTACAGAGTTATACAGATAAGGGCGAACCAGACAAAGACGCTGGCTATGACCATATGAATGACGCTTTGGGCTATTTAGTTTGGAGAGAGTTTAACCCATTATTTGCACGTGCGGGCAAACCTACAGGCATTAGAATATATTAAGAACATGATAGTATTGAGGCAAAACTGTGTATAGCTCACAAAATATTTACAACCAGCCCATAACACAAGCTGTTAGCACAGTTGCAAGCCCTAATGCAGCCTATCAACGCATGGCTCAGTTTTGGGATTTGATAACAGATTTGAAGGAAGGAACATATAAGATTAGAAGTGAACACAGAAAATATTTACCACAGGAAGCTAGAGAAACTGATGATAGTTATGACGTAAGACTAAGCAGATCTACTGTAGTGCCATATTTGCAGCGTATAGAAAAAATGCTCTCAGGTATGCTAGTTAGAAAACCAGTAAGACTAGATGATGTATCGGACTTAGTAAGAGAACAGCTATTCGATGTAGATTTGGAGGGTAATGATCTCAATGTGTGGCTTTACCAGACAGCAAGACAAGCTATTAGCTTCGGTCATGTCGGTGTTTTAGTAGACGCTCCCAAGGAGGGAGATAAAACTAGGCCATATTGGGTTACTTACACACCCAAAGATATTTTAGGTTTTAGATCTGAAATCATAGAAGGTGTTAGGCAGTTGACCCAACTGAGATTAATGGAGCAAGTAGTAGAGCCTGATGACAAGGTTATCAAACAGATTAGAGTATTAGAGAGAGGTAGATATGAAATTCATAGAAAAGATGGAAAGAAAGGTGAATATAGATTATTTGATGAAGGTAAAACCAGTATTAGAGATAAGATTCCCTTTGCTATTGCTTATTCCAACAGAGTCGGCTACTACGAAAGCCGCAGCCCACTATATGACATTGCAGAGCTAAATCTTAAACATTATCAGATACAATCTGATTTAGATAATATTTTACATATTAGTTCTGTACCATTACTTGCTGTCTTTGGATATCCTAATGCTGATGAAATAACAACTGGACCAAGTGAGGCTTTATCTCTTCCACCAGAGTCAAGAATGGAATATATTAGTCCATCTGGAGACAGTTATGATAGCCAGTTCCAAAGACTTAGTGATATTAAAGATCAAATCAACACACTATCACTAGCAGCTGTATTAGGGCAGAAGTTAGTTGGAGAAACAGCAGAGGCCAAGCAAATAGATAGATCGCAAAATGATTCGACCATGATGGTTATAGCACAGCAGATGCAAGACCTGATAGATAACTGCCTAAAATTTCACAGCGAATATTTAAATGAACCTAATGCAGGTAGCTCTTACGTCAATAGAGATTTTGTAAGTGCAAGACTACAACCACAGGAAATTACCAGTTTACTAACTTTATTTACTGCAGGAACTATTTCACAAGAAACTTTACTTAAGCAATTATCAACTGGTGAAATACTTGGTGATGATTTTGATGTAGAAGAAGAAATTGAAAGTACACAAACTGGTGGATTAACAGAATCAGAACCCAATGAAACAGAGCAAGATGAAGAGTAATCTATGTCGACACCAGAGACTTTTTATAGAGAGGCGATAGACTTAAATCGTTACAGTAATCAAGTTGCAAGACGAATTGTAACTAATTACAACAATGTAATTTTAGATTTAACAAATAAATTAGCAACAATAGATGAGGTAACAGCACCAGCCACTGTTGCAAGAATTAGAGCAATGTTATTACAGATGAAAGAAAGTCTTGAAACTTGGTCTAACTCAAGTTCAGTTTATTTAGCAGACGAATTACAAGGACTTGCTGTGTTTCAGACAGAATTTGTAAAAGATCAACTCAAAAGAGTTTTACCCAAAGGTGCTGTAGGTGTTAATAGTGTTCAAATATCACCTGATTTTGCAAAAAGTATTGTTTTTACAGATCCTACACAAGTAAATATATTGACACTACCAACTGACTTGGAATCTACTGTTCAAAGAACTTTTTCATTAACAGCAGCTAAAGGTTCGTCAATAACTTTACCTAGTGGTCAAGTAGCAGAAAAAGCTTTTCGTGGTATTTCCACCAAACAAGCAGAATTAATTTCTAGTCAAATTCGTATTGGTATCACAGAAGGCGAGTCAATACAGAAAATTGCAAAAAGGTTAAGAGGTAGATTACAGTTTGGTGCCAATCAAGAAATGACAGCAAAAGCACAAAGACTTGCTGCAGGCGATGGCATGAGGTTAGCAAACAATCAAGTAATGACGATTGTAAGAACTTCTGTTAATCAAGTACAAAATTCTGTTAATCAAGAAACTTATGCAGCAAATCAAAATGTTACGCAAAGATATGAATATGTTGCAACATTAGATTCTAGAACAAGTGCAATATGTGGAAGTTTAGATGGAAGAACTTTTAGATATGGAGAGGGTCCAATGCCACCACAACATTTTAATTGTCGATCAACTACTGTTCCCATCATTGATGATGATGACCTCCGAAAACAATTTCCTGATACAAGGCCAAGTGCAACAGGTAGAGTTCCTCAAGGTGTAAATTATGCTAATTGGTTAAAAGATAATCCTTCAATACAACAAGAGGCTCTCGGAAATAAAAAAAGATTTTTTAATTATTTAATTGAAAAAAAAGATAAAAGTCCTAGAGAGGCTTTGAGATTAATAATTAAAGATGATGGAACTGAGCTACCATTAAAAGAGTTAATAAAAAAATATCCTAATGCCAATTAAAAAAGGTAAGTCTCAAAAAACCATATCTAGCAATATCACAATGCTTATGAAAGAGGGTAAGTCTAGATCTCAGGCTGTAGCCATTGCTTTAAGTTCTGCTAGTAAATCTAAACCAGCCAGAAAACGCAAAAGGAAGTAATATATAAACAGCTACTTTTATTGTTATGCCTTCACACTATGGTTCAATGAAGCCCAAAGGAACAAAGAAGAAAAAGAAAGGAGGCAAAAAGTAATGGGATATACATTTAAAGTTCAAACTTATGATGAGCCAAAACCAAAGGCTGTAAAAGAAAAACCAGCAACAAAGAAAAAAACTAAAAAGTGACAAAAAAGTTTAGGAGAAGACCAAAAGATAAAAAAACTGGTTTACCTAAAGTTTATCTTTCTGGGGCTAAAAATAAAACTGCGAAGGCAGCTGAAATAAAAAGAACAGCAGCAGCCTACAAACGTGGTGAAAAAATTGATTTAAAAGCTATTTCAAAATTTAGAGTTTCTCAAGATGGCACCAAAAAAAAGAAAAAGCGCAAAAAGTAAGTCTACTAAAGCCGCAATAATTAAAAAAAAGGCAGACAATAGTATTTATACTGTCGGTGACTTAAATAAAGTTTATGCTCGAGGTGTTGCAGCTTATCTAAGTTCTGGTTCAAGAAATGTTTCTGTAGGAGCTTGGTCAATGGGTCGTGTTAGTAGTTTTGTAAGCGGAGGTGGTGCAAGAAAAGCAGATATTGATATACACCAAAATAGAAAGAAAAATCCTAAAAAAAGATGAAACTAACTACAAGACAAAAAAATAAATTAAAAGAACATTCAGCTCATCACACAAAAGAGCATATGGATTATATGAAACGCAAGATGAGAGAGGGTATAACTTTTAGACAGGCTCATAATCTTGCAATGAGAAGGAAAGGCAAATGACTATAAAAAAAGGCGGTCATGTCTTTAAAGGTTTGAATCAACCAATAAAAACACCAAACCATAAATCAGGTAAAGCTGGTGCAGTAGTTGTTAAAGTTGGTGGTAAAGAAAAGTTAATAAGGTTTGGTTTGCAAAGTGCTGATAATAAACCTCCAAGAAAAGGAGAATCGCAAAAAGATAAAGATAAAAGAGCAGCTTTTAAGGCTAGGTTTAGAAGACTTATTAAGAAAGGTCCAGTGAGTGCGGCTTATTGGGCTGACAAAACACGTTGGTAAGTTATTATTTATATTAATTATTGTTAAAATTTTTTTATGGCTGACGAACCAATTAAACCAAATCCACCAGTTGATACAGCAGCGTTATTGGCAGAAGTTGAAGCACTTAGAAAAAGTAATAGAGAAATATTAGACGATTACAAAAAAGCAAAGGAAGCGGCAAAAGCTGTGCCACCTGATGTAGATGTTGATGCTCTTATTGCTTTCAAGCAGCAAAAAGAGAAAGAAGAATTAGAAGCAAAGGGCAGATATGATGAGGCTATTGCAAAACAGGCTCAACAATATCGTGATGCTGAAGAAGTTAAAAACAAGAGAATCCAAGAGCTAGAAGCTAGACAAAGACAACTAGAAGTTGAGGCCCCAGCAGTAACAGCACTTGCTGATGTGGTACACGATCCGCAATATGTTTTATCTCGTATTGACAAAGATCAACTGGCTCGTGAGACAGACGGTACAGTTGTAGTTGTTGATGGCTATAACAGAACACCTGTAAAAGAGTGGGCAATGTCAAAAATGCCAGCTTGGGTACAAAAAAATCCAAGACCGCAAGGAGGAGGGGCAGCAACAACCAAAGTACAAACAGAATTTGTAACTAGCGGTGAAAATAATCCATTTGCAAAAGATTCTTTTAATTTAACCGAGCAAGCGAGATTATATCGTACTGACATAAATAAATATAATATGCTCAAAAACGCAGTTAGCGGTTAGTATAGTAACAACGTGGTTGTGCTACGTCAGAGGTTGTGCCTCGAAGTAAACATATTTATTAAATTCTAATGGCAACATTACGCAGCGATTTAATAATTCCTGAGGTGTTTACCCCCTACTTAATAGAAGCTACTACACAAACTGATAGCTTTTTACAAAGTGGGGTAGTGCAACCTTTGGCAGAATTAAATCTATCCGCAGAAAGAGGCGGTGACTTTGTGAAAATCCCTTTCTACAAAGCTAATTTAACTGGAGATTTTGAAGTTTTAACAGATTCAACTTCATTAACACCAGCAAAAATTACAGCTGATAACCAAATTGCAGCCGTTCTTCATAGAGGTCGTGCTTTCAGTTCTCGTGACTTAGCAGCTCTTGCAGTTGGTGGCGGTGTTGATCCAATGGCTGCTATTGCTCAGAAGATGGCGGCATACGTTAACAACCAAAAGCAAAAGGA